GTGCTCAATCCATGACATAGTGCGCTTGCACCCGCCGAAAGACCCAATAGGTCCATTCGGTGCAATTCACAATATGCCATAAGGATTGAGCGCGACAAAGGTAAGAATAAAATTTGAATTGTGCAAATTTATTTTTACGCGGTAAACCCCAGACGCTTTTTCTCCTGTAAAGAAAAAGCAAATAATCAATGAGTTATCAGTCAGGATTCTTGCACCAGCGTGTGACAATCAAGAATAAGTCCACGAATGCAGCCTTCGGCGATACGACGACGTACACGGAAGCGGGAACGGTGTGGGCAAATATAACCTTTAGCAAAGGCACTAAGTCACTGCGGGAGGGTGCGCTCGACGCTTATGATACGGTCATCATCCGTATGCGATACAATAGCATCGTGAACCGCGACAGCCACCTCGTGCATGACGGCAAGGAGTATCAGATACAGAGTTTCCATCGCAACTATGAGGAGAATATCGTGCAGATCACTGCGCAGGAAATAGTGAAGTAACAAGTAAACCCAGATAGAAAATGAAAAAGACAGTTTGCATTGTGCATTACAACACGCCGGAACTGACAACGGCGGGCATCAAATCCATCCGTAAGAAGGGCGGCATGGATTGGAAGGTCGTGGTGTTTGATAACTCGAACGAACGGCCATTCACCATCACGGAACCTTTGGGCGACGTGACGATTATAGACAATACCAAAGGTCAGGTCATCGACTTCGATAAGGAGCTGGCCAAGTTCCCAAACAAGTGCTCGTATCTGCCACATTTCGCAAGCGCACGGCACATGATGTCGGTGCAGAAGTTGTGGGAGTTGGTGCCCCAGGGCTTCATCCTGATGGAGAGCGACGTGATACTATCGCAACCCATCGACTTCATGTGGGACGAGAACTATGCAGCCGTGGGAAAGATTCAGCATTTCGAGGGTACGGGCCGACTGGAACCTGACCGCCTGCTGCCGATGCTGTGCTACATGAACGTGCCTTTGCTTGTGGCTAACGGTGCAAAGTATTTCGACCCTGTGCGCAACTTCGGTTTACACAGCGACGATGAGAAAGACCCGCTGAACTGGTACGACACCGGCGCGTCGTTCCTGGAGGACATCAAGAACACGAAGCCCGCATTGGTGGCGCGTGTGTATTGGAACCTCTATGACTACTTCAGCCACTACGGTAGCGGTTCGTGGAAGAAACTTGACCGCAAGGATCAAGACTGTTGGATAGAGTGTCATTGGCAGGATTGGTTGCTGACCGACGAAGAGAAGGCGCAACTGGCGACTATCAAGGAAACGCCACTGACAACAGAACAGCCAGCGGAAAAATCATCTGAAGAAACTACGGAGAAAAAGAGTAAACCCAGAACACGTAAACGCGCGGTTAGAAAAAGCGAATAGTTATGAAAATATTTGGCAATAACTGGTTTAAAACCCGCGAGGCGACACCGGCACCGATTGGCAGTGGCGTTCCTGCTACCACGACGGAAAAGCAGTCGTCGGTCAGCGGTGCATCGTTTGGGCAGCGCATTGTGTTTGCGGGTAATCCGCAGACGGCCCTGACGGTGAGTGCGGTCTATCGTGCCGTTGAACTCCGGGCTAAGACCATCGGAGTGATGCCTGTGCAGTACCGCAAGAAAGACTTTGAGAAGGATAATTTCAAGGTCGATATGCGCGGGCTGGGCAAACGCATCAACTACCTCTTGCAGCAGGAACCTAACCCTGTAATGAGTGCTGGCAGTTTGTGGGAGCTTGTAACCATTAACCGCCTGATGACCGGCAACGGTTTTGTTTATATTGAGCGCGACCCGATAGGATTTCCCGCTCACCTGTGGCTGGTGCGCGAAGGCAGTTACAACCTCGTGGAAGGTACCTACAACATCTCATACCTGGGTGAGAATGGTTATGTTATCAAAGTAAATGTACCGCGTGAAGATGTATTGCATTTCCCGAACACATTCAGGACACATAACGGCTTCTGGGGTATCTCCACACTTGACTTTGCACTCGAAACGCTCTCACTGAATAAGACGCTGAAAAACCAAAGCCTTGAAACGGCTGCAAAGGGTGGTCGCGTGAAGTTGCTTATAGGTGAGCAGCGTGAAGGTACAGTGAGCCCGATTGCTGCCGGCTTGTTTGACAAGTCGGAGATGGATAACTATGCCAAGGAATTGCAGGAGAAGATGTATGCCGGTCAGGATGTGCTCGCCATTCGCGGACTTGGTGAGGTGAAGCAGATCAGCATGACACAGGCCGAGATGCAGGCCATTGAACAGGTAGGCATGACGTATGATGACGTGGCACGCTTCTGGGCAACACCACGTCCGTTGCTCATGCTCGATACTAACTCCCACTACAATGACTATCAGAATGCGACGATGGAATATCACACCCGTACCATTTTGCCAGATGCAAAGGACATGGAGAAGGAAATCTATCGCAAAATGATAGGCTTCGAAGGCTATGGCTCACGTGACATTCACATCTGCGAAAAGCCACTGTTGGCAATGGACCCAGAACGCAAGGCGAAGTACTACGAGAGTATGTTGCGCACTGGTACAATGACAGTCAATGAAATACGCAGCGAGGAGGATATGCCGTCTGTAGGCGAAAAGGGCAACATCGTCTATGTGCTCACCAACCTGGCAGAACTGGGCAGCGCAAAACTGCGCGACGTGGCAGGTGGCGGAAGACCTACCACTCAGGAACCACAACAGCCGACACCGCCAAAGGAGGGCAAGGAAACCGCATGAAGTTAGTATAGCAAACCGCAGCGGTTTAGTATAGAAAACCGCAACGGTTTAGTATAGAAAACCAAAGCGATAAAGTATAGCAAAGTATGAACGAACCCTATAGAATCAGAACGGCGGTTGCGCCGGAGCCGTTGAGCCGTGACGAGGTGAAGGAATACTTCGAGCGAAAAGCGCGAAATCACGCGGTAAACCCAGAACGCTATTCTGTACGAATAATGACAAGGTAATTTTTAACGAGAATAGAAAAATGAAACAGGTAAGATTTATTCCAAGTGAGGCTTGCGGACTACAAGTACGCGAGCCACAAGAGGGACAGGAACAGAGTCGCACCGTTGTGGGTACTCCCATTGTGTTCGGTGTGCGTTCTGTGAACCTCACACCGTGGTCATCTACCCGTGTAGTCTATGAGGTGCTGGAGCCTGGTTGCATAAGCGACGAACTCCTGCGCTCATCAGACATCGTGCTGAATCTGAACCACAATTCTCAGGTGCAGAACGTACTCGGAAGATGTAAGAACGGTCAGGGAACTCTCGCACTCGCAAAGCGAGAAAACCGCATCGAGGCAGAGTGTGATCTGCCTAAGACAAATGCAGCCAATGATACACTGGAACTCATTAAGCGTGGCGACATCACCGGTATGTCATTCGCCTTCACCGACGACTACGAAGATACTGAAAATGGTGTATCGTATGAGCGCACGGATGAAACTATCAACGGCAAAGAGGTATGGTTGCGTCACGTTAAGCGCATCACAGGCCTTTATGATGTAAGCATCGTCACCACTCCTGCCTATGACCAAACCAGTGTCGGCACCCGTGAGGCCGGTGAGGAAATAGACAAGGCTATCAATGACCAGATGCAGCGTGAACATCAGGAAACCGACGAAGAGCGCGAAGCCCGCGAAAAGGCAGAGCGTGAGGCCAACGGCGGCGAGACCAATGCCGAGAAAGCAGAGCGTGAGGCCCGTGAAGCCCAGGAGCGCGAAGTCAACGGCGGCGAGACCAACGCTGAGAAAGCAGCACGCGAAGAGCGTGAGGCAAAAGAAAAGCGTGAGCGTGAGATGCACACTTTGCAACTCCGCGCACAGCGAATGAGAATAGAACAAGAATCAGAATCACTTTTTTATTAACCCCTTTAAAACTGTTTTAAAGATGAAAGAAATGACAATCAAGCAGCTCCAGGAGCGTCAGCTCGCCATCTGGGAGCGCATGGATGTAATCGAAGAGACATCCAAGAAAGAGAATCGTGAGTTCACGGCAGAGGAATCTAAGGAATACGAAGCCCTCATGCGTGAGAGTAAGGCACTGAGCACACGCGCCGAGGCAATGGCAAGTGGCAAGGCTCTGGAGAATATCCGTGAGCACAAGTCAAAGAATACCATCCTGCGTGAGTTCCTTCAGAAGTGTGTTAACGAGCGTAGCAACGCCAGCACAGTGCTGATGAACCCTGTTACCGAAGGTGGCGATCAGAACACCAAGGCTAACTTGGAGGCTTCAGG